TCTGTCGGTCACTGAGCAGCGGCAGATCACAGGCGCATCCGCCACAAGTGCGGCGGGGACGAGCGCTGCTTGGGTGCAGATTTCCCTGCCGGGCGCATCCGGCACAAGTGCAGCCGGAAGCCTCACAGTTACCACCGCCGACACGGCAACCATCAGCGGTGCTTCGGCAGCCAGCGCAGCAGGGACGATCAGCGCCTTAATTCAGGTCGCACTTACCGGAGCAGCGGGGATTGGAACTGCTGCCGGACTCGCGGGCGGACCCTCCCAGCAACTTGCTGGCGTCGCGACAACCGGCGCAGCAGGCGGTCTGTCGATCACGCTCCAGCCGTTCGTTATCGGAGCGTCAGGCAGCAGCGCAGCGGGCACCCCCTCGGCGCTGATCGCGGTCCCGCTCAATGCCGCAGTCAGCACCAGCGCGGCTGGAACGCTGACCGACATAGTTCTGGATAGTGCCGCGGCGGTGAGTGCTGCTGGTGCGTTGGTCGCACAATGGGGTGGCAATGCGACGCTCCGAAGCGTATCGGTCTTTGGCTCGACCAGCGTGCTCGGCGTCGAAATTGACGTGCCGCTCACTGGAGCCCAAGCGGGCAGCGCGGCGGGAACGCTGCGGATCGCTGTCACCACGAAGATCAGCGGCTCATCGGTCACTGGATCGGCGGGAACGCTCACCCCGCAGACAGGGATCACGATGCCGTTGCCTGCCGCTTCGGCAACCAGCGCGGCAGGAACCCTCATTGCGGAAGGTACCACGAACCTTGTTCCGCTTATCGGGGCCACCGCAGTCACGCAGGTTGGTGCGCTGTTTGCGAGCCTCCCACAGGCACCCAGCAAGGGCGGGGCTGCTGACGCAGGCGCGAAACGACGTAAGCGACCGAGCCAGGACGATCTACTGGCGAAGAACCTGCGCAGCCAGAGGGAACAGAATGCACGGGAGCGTGACGACGAGGAAGCGTTGGCACTGCTGTTTGATTTGCTCGACACCGCAGCCCCGCAGGTTGATTGGTCGACAGAGCAGGACGACGAGGAGGCGCTGTCGCTGCTGTTGCCGATCTAAATAGGCGATGACGGATGAGACCCCTGATCCAGATTACATCGAGCGTCTGAAAGCCCGCGACAATCGCTTCGCATACTTGGCAGAAGCCATCGCGGTTGAAACCGATCTCCGGGATAACACCACTATTCGAGCGTTGATGGACGCGGTGCGCCGCGACGCGGATCTCGCCATGCGTGAGTTCGTGCAGGTCAGCCCGGCAGATTTGCAGCAGGTGGCGGACTATCAGGTGCGCATCCGCACCTTCACGTACATCCGCGATGTGTTGGACGCCATCATGCGACGGGGAGCCCAAGCCGAACAGGAAATACGACAGGAAGATATGGATGGCTGAATTAGAAGTGCCCGAGACAATGCACATCGAGGCGGAAAGCCAAGAGGGGCACGAACACCAGACAGAAGATAATCGTCAGCCCTCGCCGCGCGAGGAGATGATGAAGGCGATTGCCGAGCGCGCTGAACAGCGTCGGCAGGAAGAACTCGCCCAGGCCGCGGTGTATGATCGCGAGGCGCGGGAAGCTGGTCTAGCGTTCCCCGAAGAAGAACAGGCGCCAGAACCAGAGCCGGAGACCCCGGCCAAAACACCAGAACCGCTGGAGGCTGAAGCGCCGAAGCAGCCTGTGTTGCGGCGGATCAATTTCGAAGGCCAGCAGATCGACGTTACCGAAGAGCAGTATGAGCAGCTCGCCCGTATGGGGATGCTCGCCAACGTCGCGTTGCGGCAGTATCAGCAGCAACCGCAGCAGCAACAGCAAGCGCAGCAGCCGCAGCCAGGCCCACAGCCTGCGCAGCAGCAACAGCAGCCGGTGGTCGATCCCGATCTGGTGCGGCAGACCGTAAGGAAGATCCAATATGGCGGCGAGGACGATGGCGCCCAGGCTCTGACCGAGCTGGTGAGCCATGTTGTGTCGCGCGTGCCTCAGCCGCAGCCCATTGATCAAAACCAGATCATCCAACAAGCTGCGGCGGTAGCGCAGCAGCAAGCGCAGTTCGCGCGTGATTTGGAGATCATTCAGCGCGAATACAAAGACACCATTTTCAACGATCCGCAACGCACCATGCTTGCGCGATTGAATGTGGATGCCATCCGCCAGCGCAACGCAGCGGCGGGCATAAATAGTTCTGACCTGGAGATATTCAGGGAGGCAGGCAATCGAGTGCTCGATGCGCTGAACCTACCTCGGCCAAATACCCAGGACGGTAGAGCAGCAGCCATTCAGGCGGCGCCCTTGCAGACACCGCAGCGAGCGGATGTCATCGAGCGCAAGCGAGCGGCCCCAAAAACAACAACCACGGTTGATCGCCGTGCGCCAAGTCCCCCCATGCCTCGTCAGCCAACTGCGAGCGAGATCGTGGACAAGATGCGGCAGCAACGCGGTCAAGCCTCCATGATGTAGGAAAGGAAATCAAATCATGGCCGGACAACTATGGGGGGTGAATTCGCTTTAGATTGGGCGAAGTAAAATCTCGCTAAATGCAAGAACATCTCGTATAATGCCAAATACCCTTTTAATGGCACAGCGATTTGGATAGAGACAACTTGCAGGAAACTAGTATCGTAGCGAAGATTGGTTGGTTAGCAGGTATCATCGACGGAGAGGGGAGTATAACCCTCCTGATTTCCCAAAGGAAAGGCAGCGACAGTCGATGCAATCTGCGGATACAGCCAAGGGTGACGATAGGCAACACGGATCAAGGTATCATTGAGCGGATCATTGAAGTCCTGGAACTCCTGAATATCGGTCGGTATGTGAAGCATGAGCGACCCAAAGCGAGGGATATTCCAGGGTTCCATCCGAACAAAGCGGTAACCACCGTGTCTGTAGGTGGGTTTAAGCGTCTGAGTGTGCTTCTACCTGTCATCAGCCGCCATCTTGCCGGAGACAAGCGCCAACGGGCCGAGCTTCTGTTGAAGTACATCAGACAGAGGACAGAACGGGCGGAAGCTGAAGGCAAGCAGGGCAACACCAGCTACACGAAAGAAGATATGGATGTTATCCTGGAGTTCCTCGCTTTGACGAGGTGCAAGAACATCCAGCATCTCACTAGACTCCTCAACGAGCATACGCGAGAGGCACGGCAGGATAAACGGCGAGCGAAGAAGCGGGAGGATGCCCGCGCAGCAACCGCCAAAGGTTATATCCGCCCGTCAAGACGTGCTCTGAACTCACAGGAGACTGTGAGAGTTGCCGGAAACGAGCAACCGCCGTTGTAAGATGTAAGCAACGGTCTAAGCACAAATACTAGATGTTGTGCTAGTAACAGACTGCGGCGGGTACATGTACTCGCTGGAACTCTCCGACATACTACGAACAGCAGTGCAGCCTTTGTGCAAATTCCGGCAGTTCGCGGACGCAAAGGACTTTACTGACAAGGGCCTTCACAAGGGGCAAATTTTCACCTGGAACGTCTATAACGACGTGGCTACCCAGGGCACTGTATTGGTCGAGACCAACACGCTGGCCGAGACCAACTTCACCATCGCGCAGGGCACCGGCACGGTCACCGAGCTGGGCAACAGCGTTCCCTACACTGGATTCTTGGACAATTTGTCCAAGCACCCGGTGCAGGAGATCATCAGCAAGGTGCTGAAGAACGACGCCAAGAAGGCTTTGGATGGACAGGCGTGGAACCAGTTCAACCAGACCCAGCTTCGCGTAGTTCCGAGTGGCTCCGGCGCGCAGGGCACCAGCACGGTGGCTGTCACGCTGACCACTAATGGCACCGCGACGCTGACCAACTCTGTGGCGCTGAGCAATCTGCACATCAAGTCCATTGTGGATGCGATGAAGGAGCGCAACATCCCGCCGTATATGGGCGACGAATACTTCGGTATCGCGTGGCCGACCACCTGGCGTCCGATGAAAAACGCTTTAGAGGGCGTGTACCAGTACCGTGATGAGGGCTTCCAGATGATCTACAACGGCGAGATCGGGAAGTACGAAGGGGTGCGTTTCATTGAGCAGACCAACATCCCGCACGGTAACTACAACGGTAGCGGCAACTTCGCAACGGCATCTTCGTTCACGAACTGGACGAATGCGTTGAGCGACTGGATCTTCTTCTTTGGCGAGGACACCGTCGCGGAAGCCATCGTCGTGCCGGAAGAGATGCGTGGTAAGATTCCGAGTGATTACGGTCGCGCAAAGGGAATCGCCTGGTACTACTTGGGCGGGTTCGCCATTACGCAGACACAAGCTGCACAGTCGCGTATCCTCAAGTGGGACTCGGCGGCGTAAATAGGAAGGGAGAAAGACAATGGCACAAGGCAATTACGATCACCCTTCTTACATCACCCGTCAGCAGCTTCAGCTCGGTGCGACGACTGCGGGTGCCAACGGCACGTCGGGTGGCTTCGGCTTCGTCTCCGATATGCGTCTACGTAAGGCGGCATTGACCGTCCGCACCGCAGGCACGTCAGCAGGCGCGGGCAATGGTGTGATCTTTCTGTGCGTGGGCACAGCGATCTCCGGCTTCGGTTCGGGCGCGGGCTTCACGCTGACCACGAACACAGGCACCACCACGATCCAGGCGATTACTGCCCTGGGTTCGTCGGCGGCTGGGTCTGTGGTCACCACGCCAGACATGAACACCACGATCAAGGCGGGCAGCGTTCTTTACATGAAGAACGGCACCGACGCGACGGGCGTGGCACAGGTCACGGTGGAAGCCCACCTCGATCCCACGGCGACGTGGACCTAATGCGATGATACCCCTGGTCATCAGGATCACGGGCGAGGATGAGGAACGGTCTGATTATCGGGCCGTTCCGAACTCTGACAAAGGCAACGCTGGCTACCGCGATCGCGGTATGCTGGGCAGCTACAGTCCGTCAGAGGATCCATTCCGCACCCCAGGCGATGTGCGGTTCGAGGCCGGGTTTGGCGCGGACCAAGCTGATCTGGAGCGCGGCTGGTGTGATCCGCTGATCACCAGTGATCCCGCATATGAGCTGAACAACTACAAAGAGCGTTCTTCGCTGCCTCTGGAACCCGATCTCAACTTCGGTAACCAGTACGCGATGAATGATGACTTTGATTTCCGCAATCGCAACCGGCGCAGCAAGGGCTTTCTAACCCGCCCGCGCGTGCCAACTGAGAGAGGATAACGACCATGGCAAAAGATGCCGCACAGATCAGCCCGAAGCTGATTGACGATGAGAATCTGCTCCCCCGCGACAACAGCGGCGGGCGCGATGGTGAGAAGTTCCAGTACACCCAGAAATGGGGCGATGGTGGCCGGGTGACCGGTCCCAAGGACCACCTCTCACCGTAACCTGCATCCCCGCGTAGTTTCTCAGGGCACTGAGTAGCGCGGGGATACCTTTTGGAGATTGAACCATGAAGATGAGCAATCCAGATCGCAGTAGCCGCGGTGGGGACGTGCCTGGCAGCACGAAGATCGACATGACCGGCGCAGTCGGTTCCGCGATCGACGTCAGCGAATCCAGCTTCGATCCTGGCTATGACATCGAGCTTGGCTACACCAACGGGGCTGACTTGAAGCGAGGCTTCTGCAACTATGGCATCGGCGTGGGCGAGAAGCGAGGGCCGGGCTACCTGTGAAGCTGCGCCTGAATAAGAACCGTCCGTATGGCGAGCTGTTCGGCGGCGAGCAGGAGTTTCCCGGCGCCAAGTTCGTCCAAGATAATCGCTACTTCCGCCTCGATGGCACCTTGATCGGTGATCCCATCGAAGTTGAGCCTGAAGTCGTCACCTCGACCAAGCCACTGAAGGGCACGCCCGAGGAAGTGGAATGGCTACAGCAGCAATTGTCGATCTACAATGAGCCGTTCAAGTCCGTAGCCGCAGCGCGTAAGTTCCTCGCAGGCAAGGAATAGGTTCGAAGAACTTCACAACAACGGATGTACCTACGCTGAAATGGCACATGAGCTTGGTGTATCCGTTCCCACCATAACTCGACAACTCAGGCGACTAAGACAGAGCAAGGATGATCATTTCCAACCTTACGATGTAAGGTTAAGTGGATCATATGGCAAGAACAGTGATTATTTAGGCTCTGTGGGACGGAACAGGGTCAGCGATGGCACTGTTTTCATTTGCAGCAAATGCGGATCGCCTAAATAGGCGATGCAGCTTTCTCCCCTGAATTCCCCTAAGCCAAACCTCCGTTCTCCTGAAGAAATCGCAAACGCACACGCCGCAGTCGCGCAGATGCGCGCGGCGCGGGTCTACGCCCGCCAGCAGCGCCAATATGATGAGACTGAGGGCTGCCTTGAAGCGCTATGCCGTCTAGCAGAGGCAACCCAGACCACTGACCCTGCAATAAGCAATGCCGCGATAACCGCCTATCAGACATTGCGCGATGCGCAGAGAGGCGGTCCGCCCTCCGTGCAGCCGGACTACATGGCGGTCACGCGCGAGGTGTGCGGTAGATGGTAAAGATTGTGAAGGGCAACATTGTGCCCGATGACGACTATGAGTTCATCAATGACGACGGCTATCGTATCATGCACTTGGCGGGACAAGGTGACTATCACGCCGAGGATCTAGCGTTCCTCTCGATGACCGGAGAATGGCCAAAAGGCCGCGTCGAGTTCCTCGATGGTGACAAGACGAATTGCCGTTGGGCGAACCTGCGCGATACTGGCGAAGGGACTCCAGCCAGTCTTGAAGGCGAGGAATCCGAGTAGTCCATGACCTTCACGCCCGGCGCCTGGAACGAATGCCAGGCAGCGAAGATCGCACCGCTCGTTGTCCCGTACGTGCAAGGTCGCACCCTCGATATCGGCAGTGGTCCCGGCAAGGTCTGGCCGCGATGCATTGGAATAGACATTGCTGAGCACAACGGCAGACCCATCACTGACATGCGAATGGATGGCACCGACCTGTCCATGTTTGCCGATAACTCCGTAGATAATATCTTCTCATCCTTCTTTCTGCATCAGCTCGAACGCCAGCAGGCTATCGCGGCCCTGCGAGAATGGGCGCGCGTCGTGAAGGTTGGGGGCCATATCGTGCTCTACATGCCGAACAACGCCCATTGCCCGAAGAAGGGCGAGGAGGATTGTGACCCACTGCAAAAGTGGCACACCTACAAGGGCGATATGCAAACGCTGCTCGATATCGAAGTGAAATGCGGCTTTGATCTGATCGAGCTTGAGGATCGCGACCATGGCAATGAGTTCGGCGCCCTCACTGTGGTGCGTAAGAGAGCCGACCAGCAGTGGTGCGAGGATATGTGGAAGCGTCATCCAAAGGGCGCTTTGCGGGCCTTGGTAGTCCGCTACGGCGCGATTGGCGATGCCATCGTGTCTGCATCCATTCTGCCGCACTTGAAGGCGCAGGGCTATCACGTCACCTACAACACCACACCGCGGGTCAAGGAAGTGCTGCTGCACGATCCGCACATTGACCAATGGCTGATCCAGGAGACAGACTTTGTGCCCAATGAGTTGCTCGGGCCTTACTGGAAGGCTTTGGAAGAGCGTTACGACCGTATCATCAACCTGTCTGAGTCGGTTGAAGGCTTACTGCTCACGCTTCCGGGGCGGTTAAATCATGCCTACAGCGATGAGGCGCGGCGCCTGATCTACGGCAAAGTGAACTACCTGGAGCACACGCACAACATCGCTGCGGTGCCGCATGAGTTCAGCGGCTCTCGTTTCTACGCGACGCCGCAGGAGAAGGAATGGGCGAAGCGCGAACACGATCGCAAGAAAGCCCTGGTGA